ACCTGATACATTACCACCATCTATAATCTCATGAGAGAATTGGTTGTATACGTGTAATGACTCTGTGTGTGTTGTATCCGCGTATTCGTTGTTACCCGTTATTGTACTAAAGATTCCAATGTAGGTAGCATTACTTACAGTGCTTAAATCTTCAGGGTTTGTTGGTTTACAGTTAAGTGTCGTAACATTACTTAATGGACCATTAAGATTTAAGTTACTACTTGAGATTAATGAACTCTCAGTCATAGTACTTAAGATGTTACCATTAGCACAGTTAATCATCATGTTTCTTTCACCTGTAGCATTACCAATCTGACCATTAGAGTTAATCATTGATTGGAAATTAGAACTACTCTGAATATTACCAGCATAACCACCCATAATACTTGAGAACCTTGCATTATTTATACTACCTGATTCAGTTCCTAATATGAAGTTTCTAATAGGGTAGTTATTCAAACTACAATTATTAGCTGCTCCAATAAAGTTTTTCTCACCTGAATTGATTTGGTTACTTGAACCTCCTGCGATGACACCCTCATATCCACCATTTAGGTTATTACTACCACCACCAATTATTACTGCTTTTTGCATTGAGTTAGTATTACCCTCACCACCTATAATAGAATTTAAATAACCTCCAGCTAAAGTTTGGTTACTTGCACCACCAATAATGGTCTGTCCTCTTGACTCTCCACCACCATTGATACTGTTGTTTTGACCAACAAAAATACCAGCCCATTCTAAATCACCAATATTGTTACCTGGTCCTCCAAGTGAGTTTGAATCTCCACCTACAATTGCGGCAGACTTAATTAAATTACCACTTGCTGAAGTTATACTATTATCCCTACCTCCGAATATCATACTATTGTCTAGTGAAGATACGTTGAAGGTATGTCCTGTGCCACCAAACAGTTTCTCTTGTGTTATCTGTTTTGTTGTTGAATCACTATTCTCAACGATGGCTACAAAATCATTAATGTCGATTGGGTATAATTGAGGAAGTGCTGAAATTTTTACGTTTGCCATAATTCTTTTATTTATTTATTTAAGGTGCGGATTCCTGTTGTAATCCATCGTTATTTTCTGCTGTTAACACGTCAGAGTTCTCAGCCAGAATAAAGAATTGTTCTGGTGGAGTTGCACTTGGTGTTGGCGTTGGTGTCTGTGTTGTTGTTGGAGTCGGTGTAGGGGTAGTAGTCGGAGTATTAGTAGGTGTATTAGTAGGTGTTGCTGTAGGTGTTTGTGTAGGTGTGTTTGTCGGTGTGTTTGTCGGTGTATTAGTTGGCGTTAAGGTTGGTGTAGGAGTTACAGTACTCGTTGGTGTAGGAGTAGGTGTAGTCGTACTAGTTGGAGTAGGAGTCGGAGTTGGTGCTATACATGTATCAACATATATTAAAGTACCTGTAACATGATTTGCTGATGCTACACGGAAACCACTTGATGTATTTTGACCAACAAAGAAATCCTCATCACCTCTTGTCTGTGTACATTCTGTTAATGAGTAGTTTGAAGTAGTTGCTGAATTAGCTTCAGTCCACCAATATTCAGTAGGGCTAGTATAACTGTAATGCATTGGTCTTGTTACACCTGAATTACCATAGAATTTATTACAAACATCATTAACACTAGTACCTGTGATTTGGTTTACTTGAAGTGAGAATGGTGCGGGAGCATTACCTAAAAGAGACCAGAACAATGAACTATTTGGTAGTCCTGTTGAACTCCAAGCTGTCTGATTTTGAACTGTAGTTCCATCACTATAATGTTGTATTCTTTGAACAAAGTATAATGGTGGTATAGGTGATTGAACAAAATTAAAGAATGTAAATCCTGTAACTACAGCCGTACCCTGTAAATTACCAAACTCATAACCTTCTTGTTCAACTTGTGTTGGGTCCATATATACCTTGAAACCTGGCCACGTTGAACCTGTTGTAATCTCTTGATAGTGTATATCACTTATAACTCTATTACAACTTTCACATTCATCAAATCCATCAGATTCTAATCTAGTCTCAAGGGTTTGAACTACACCTGTTTCTAAATCTAAGAATTGTAAATCAGGATATGTATTTTCCCATGAGTAGTAGTTTGACAAACTATTTCCGTTGTTCACTTGATAAGCCACCGTTGGTCTATCAGGTTCGTTAGTTCCTGGTGTGTAGTATATGTAATTGGCATTATTCTCATTCTCTGATTCGTAGGTATAAGAATATAGGTCAGGTACCGTTGAATCCTCAACAATAGCTCTACCCTCTTCTAACTTATTATAAGCAAACTGTGGGTTAGTACTACCAGTAGTATAACACTCATATATGGAATAATAATACTGTCCTTCAAATGGGAATATCTCATAAGGTCCTTGAGCACCATTATAGTTATTAGGTTCTCTACCTTCAACAAAGGTAAATTCATCGTATCTATTTGTTGAGGTTGATATATTCTTTGGAAAAAACTGAACAGTCTCCTTAGACATTATATGTTCAAAAGAGAATAAATAGTTAGGCGACGATATAGTCTTACTACTCGACACCGTAACGGCTAATTTATTTTGTTGGTTTCTTTTAATTAATAACATTATAATGCTTATTATAAATTTTATCTAATATCTGTTCAATATCTACTTCACCTTCCCCGTTAAACGTGTGTATCTCACGTTTAAAACAGTTTTGATGTTCTTGATGATAGAATACCTCTACTTCTAATATATCTGTTCTTAAATCCAATATAAACTTGCCTACACTATAACCTGTGTATTCGACATGTTTATAACTGAACCTACCAACAGCGTCTATCATTTACGCTTTAGTTAATCCTAATTGTTCAAGTGTCCAATTTATAACGTACTCATCATCTGAACCCCATGCTTCATAAGAAGCACCGTCCATAAGTAATTGATGTCCTTCTGTAAGACCATCACCTTTTACAAGTGCTGAAATACGTGCTGAACTATCAAGTTGTACAGAAACATCTAATATCTCTAATTTGTCTAATGACCTTACTACAGGTACTATATCTACTATTGTCATATCTTTATTCTTTTATTTTATTTATTTTTCATCTTCAGGTGGAGGAGCACACCATTCAATTAATGGTAATTGTTCTATCCAATCAAATTCAGGATATATATTATGGTTTATTTCACCCTCTGTTATAATCCAATTATCATTACAATCTTGAACAGGATTAAAATAACTGTCAATATCATATAATTGACCGACCAATAAATCTTTTTCGTGTACTGTTAATAATGCTACGTTCATCGTCCAATTGCTGTGTTAAATGTGTTTATACTGTTATATAATGTGGTTGCTTCAGTTTGAGTTAAATGTTCACCAAATGAGAAATGTGAATAACCAGCGGCACTATATGTTCCATTATCAGGAGTACCACCCGTTCCATTTCTCGCCATTAAAGTAATATCATTTGATGCTAATGCGAAAGCTGTCGTGTTTGGTACCATATTAGCTTTAGTAACTCTGTCAGTTCCATTATCGTAATCTATCACAGCTGTTGAACCATCATAACCTTGATAGAAATAACCTGCTCTTGGTGTTACATTTGTTGTCTGAACTACAGTAGAACCACCTGCTCCATTTTCATTCATGTAATATTGTATAAACTCCGCTGTGGTTTGTCTTTCTGTTTCAGACCTCCATCTTAAACTATTTGTTGTGTTCTTAGCACCATAATCGTGTGGGTCACCTCCTGCTTGTGAATAATATTTTTCAAATGATGCGTGTATATCACCAATGGCGAAATCATTAACAGGAACTAAGTTTGTTGATGCATATGCATTAACACCATTACCTTTCATACCTGATGTACTATGTACTACAGTACCAAAGAATTGTAATCTATATGCCGCATCTAAATCACGAGGGTCAACAGCATTGAACTTTTGTGATGCCGCTGTTGTTCCTAAGAATGGATATAATGCAAATATTTTATTATAGATATTTCCTGTTTTAAGTGATGTGAATAATGTATTAGTTGCTCCTGATATCGTTGATGTTACTGTCATACCCGCACCAACTAAAGCATCTATATATGATTGTGCATCGGCGTCAAATGATGCTACCTCCTCATACGTTAAATCACACGCTGGTAAAGGAGTTGCTGATGGTGTAGGGGTAGGAGTTAAAGTAGATGTTGGAGTAACTGTAGGGGTTACTGTAGTAGTTGGAGTAGGTGTTACTGTAGTAGTTGGAGTAGGTGTTACCGTACTACTTGGAGTAGGAGTAGGAGTTACATTCGTTGGTGTAGGTGTAGGAGAAGGAACTGGTCCTGTAGTACCTGACACCGCTTTAGCCATCATTGAAAACTTAGGTTTAATTTTCTTTGGGTCATATGACCACGGCTTCATTTTCTCAAGTAGTTCAGCCTGTTTCTCTTCTGTAGATAAATCAGGTACTTCTTTAAATCCAACCTTCTTGTAGGTTTTAAACTTACCTGGAAACCCATGTTGTATTTCTCCTTTACGTCTACTACTCTTCATATTGTCTTTTTATTTGGCTTAATAAGGGGGACGTTAATCCCCCTTACTATATAATATAATTATGCTACGATTGTAATACCTGAAACAACATTTGCAATGTCATCGTCAAGTTTCATCATAGGTGATTTTTGGAAGAAAGATAACGTAATTGAATATTGAGAGCTATCACCGAATGCAACTCCCGTTGCTGCAGTTCCTGCTGATAAATATCCTCCATCAAAATCTTCACCTAAGAAGAATTGATTTCCGTTGTTGTCTTCTACAACCACTTTTATGCCTCTATTTTGAGCTAACAATTTAATTTGGTTTCTAATTAGAGTATCTAATTTGTGGAATACCATAACTAAATCCTGCTGATAAAATAAAGAGCCATTCTCTAATGAATTGTTGATAGTCTCCGTTAAAGAAGAACCACCGTTTTTTCTCAATTCATAAGTGTAAGCGGAACCACTACCATTGATAGCAGAGATTTCACCACTTGTTTCTGTTACGCCAGTAACATCCGTGAAAATGTATACTTTTCTTAAACCTCCTACGGAAGCAAGACAAGCTAAGTTAAACGAACTAGTTACTGCACATGCTGAATAATCACTCATTTTATTTATTTTTTTTTACAGTTTATTTATGGTTATGCCAAATTATTTGTTACGAAGTTCTCAGGGAATGCTATATTAGATGCAAGGTTGAATTGTCCTTGAAGTCTAACTTCATCATTGTCTCTTGAGTACCACATGTCTAATCTCTCAGTGTCGTCCATAAGACCAACACCAATTACGAATTCAGATGATTTACCTAAAACGATTCTGTTTGAACCAGTTAATCCTGGTACACCTACTACTCTGATGTTAGTTGCTGGGTGGAAAGTGATAAACTCTTCACCAGCTTCTTCAGGAGAGAAGTGGAAATAGTTAGCAGTTCTCAAGTTAACTACGTAGTTGTTGTAGTTAGCAGGAGACATGAATACGATTAAGTCATCGTCTTGTCTGATTGCCTCAGGACAAGCTGAAATTACTTCGTCAACACAAGTTAACATAGTGTTGTTAGCAGGAACTGTTGCTCCTACTACCGCTACTACACCTGTAGTACCTGTAGAAATAGTATGATAGAAACCATCGTATCCGTCAGTACCAGTTGTAGCCATCCATACTTTCGTCTCAACGAATTTTTGGATTTCTTTAACTTTTAATGCTGCGATTTGTTCCTCGAATGGTAACTCCTCGTTTGATGCAGGGTTATTAAGAAACATCCCCGCCCAATAATCTCTTAGAGATGTAGGACATAGAGTCTCTTGATACTTGTATAGCTTTGTAGCTAAGTTTCTTTGAGTGAATGTAGTACCTGACTGGTTAGCAGTATTATCCCATCCACAACCACCATCACCAATTGAGATAGAAGAGCTCAATAAGTTGATAGCTTGTGTTCCTTTCACGCCAGCTTGAATATAAACTAATGAAGGAGTTTGTGCTTTTACGATTGACTCAGATAATAACAACCCACCAACTTCGTCAGTGTATGTGTTTAATCCTGTCAAGTCGAAACTAAAATTGTGTTTTTTCATGATATGAAATTTTTTATTGTTTTATTATTATTTTTTACGTAGTTGAGCCAAACGTTCTAGCTTGTCCATTTTCATAGACATAACTTCTTTCACGTATGCACCTTTTCTATCGTAGTGTTGGTCTGCGGCTGGTTCAGCAGCAAACTGACTAAATTTATTACTTAATTCTTCATTAGTATTTTTCAATGAAGTAATCTCGTTATTCAAGTGAGTTAATGCTTCAGCAAAAGTTTCAAGTAGTTCTTCTACTTTAACTTCTTCCTTAGCTTCTTCTTTTTCTTTGATTGATACAATCTTGCCGTCTTTAGTCTCCACTAAAAGTCCGTCTTCTGTTTCATGAACTGCGTCAGGAGCTGGTTGTTGACCTTCTTCCGTTTTCACGTATAAGTCAGCACCTTCTACTAAGTCACCTTTCGTTTCAACAATAGTACCATCAATAAGAGTGGATGTTGCCATCTTTTCTTTGTCTTCCTTGGAAGCATCTAAAGAACCTTCTCCTTCAACATCAGGGTATTTGATACCTTTGATTACTCCCTCAGCGTCAACAACTATAGTGATACCACTCTTTGTTGTATGTTCACCTTCAGGTGCAGTAACCTCGTTACCTTCCTCGTCAATAACATAAAGGATGTCTCCTTCTTTGAAGTCACCTTCTTCTTTGGTTAGTATCTTAGTACCATCCGCCAAAGTAGCTGAATCAAAGTCTTCCTCAACCTCTTTTTTGATTTCAATTTTTGCTATCTTACCATCATACGCTTTAAGTTTCGTACCGTCCTCAAACATGATTTCTCCGTCTGGTGCTGGTAGTTCACCCTCAGGTGTAATGATATAGATTTCTTTTTCCATCTCTAAGCTATCTACGCGAAATTCAACACCGTCTTCTGTTTTGTATACGTCAAACTTTTGTTCAACCATTCCGAAGATTTCTTTGATTTTCGATAAAATTTCTGTTCTATTCATATTGAATAATTTTTTGTTTATTGTTTATTAATTAAATAACACATTCTCATTGAACCATCCCTCAATTGAGTAACCGTTCAACTTGCCGTTTTTAATGTCTTTCCAGACCTTTGGGTCATTAACTTTCATAGTGACCACCCAAGTCCCCTTAGGGTATTCTAACCCCATTGATGTGGACTTATCAAAGATTGGGTCATCTACTATCCATGACTCTTTCACGTATGAGTCTGCATCCTTATCAGAATGTTCGATATTGGACGCATCCAATAACTTAGCCTTCATGAATCTGTCGGCCAGTTTACGTGTAGTTTCCTCAGAGAAGAATACCCAATAAAATTCCCCGTTAGGCTTTTCAAAAGTAGGTGGGGATTTCCTTATTATCATTTTGTTTGGAATGATTGCTGCTCCTGTGATTTCCATCTTGTCATCATCAGCTTTGAAACTGAACTGAGTATTACCTGTAATACCTGTAAGAGGTTCTGTTCCCGTTTCATCAACGTATGGTGCAAGTCCTTGTCCACCCAAATCAGAACCCTTTGGTTCTTCAACTTTCATTCTAATACTCTTAAGTTTTCTTGATGCCCATTCAACACCTTCGTCTCCACCCCAAGCATCCCACATGAGTTTTCCACAACCTTCACCATATGGGGTGTCAGAGTTTTGTCTATGTCTTTCGAATGCTGCCATTCTGGCTATGGTATCTTCTGATAGGTTTTCACCCTTACACAATTGATGTGCTCTTTGTTTCCCTACATCAGTTCCACAAGAACCCCATCCGTTCTCTTCAGCGTATTTGATGGCTCTACAAGCGTTTTCTTTAGCTGACTTAGGGTAATCATCATATGTCTCAAACATATGTTTCTCACAAGCCATAAATCCACCCTCATGTTCGTGGTAACCTTCACATCCAATTTTCTCAGCCATTAATAATGCTTCTTCTTTGGTTGAGAACAATGGCATATCGTCAATAATATCAACAACA